ATTTATGCCGGAAACGCTGATATCACTTGATCCTCGGTAGCTCAGTCGGTAGAGCGGTCGAACGCGAAAAAATACATTAAGGAGATAAGCCACCGGGTTTATCTCCTTTTTTTATTGTTTTTCGATTCGAGGACGTTTTCAAAAAATTGCGAAAACAGCGTTAAACGTGCCGTTATTGCTGAATAAAACTATCTCGAACGCATTGTTGCTTTAATTGGCCTGTTTGCAGTTAAAGAAAAGTTCACACGGGCCTCGGTGCTACCTGACAATGTTCGTGGAAACGCATAGTTGATGATGGCATAGCTGTTGTAAACGGTGATATTCTCGATTACTGCTCTGATTACCTGTCGGTGCTCGGTGAAGGTGAGCAGGTCCCATTCTTCCCTGGTCATCGTAATCGCATCCCAGTCCGGTTCGTTCTCTGGTGTGGTATTATTGATGATCTCCTGCAGCTGGGCCAGTCTTGCCTTGATGTTGTCCATCTCTGTCCTGGCGTCGGCGAAATTGATCACGCCGGCTGCGATCGCGGCGACCAGCTTGCGCTTTTTTTCTTCTTCGATACCGATCTCGCCCAGGGTGTCAGTGCCGGCATCCGCCTGCCGCTTCATGGCGCAGTATTCGCGCCAGCATTCACGCAGCCAGTCGTCATTCGCCAGCGTCGTCAGCATGTTGCCGGCGATCTTCTCATCGATGACCTGGTGGCCTATCATTCGGCTTTTCGGGCAGACTCCTTTCCTATTTTTGGTGACGCAGGCGTAATAGTCTAGCCTGGTGCCATCAAGCCGCCTTTTGCTGTTGTTCCAGCTTTTCACCGTGCGTCCGCAATAGCCGCATCGCATGATCCCGAGGGCGGACAGCAGGCCGGCCGCATCGCGGCGGATCGCATTGGTCCGTCGTGACCGGCGGTTGATCCGGATCCGCTCCGCCCTGGTGGCGTCCATCACCGGCTCCCAATCGCAGAATATCTGCTCACCGGTCTGCGGATCTTTACGGATAGCCTGATAAAAGAACAGCCGGTCGTCGGATATTGCCCTCCTGATGGAGATCTCCGGCATGTCGAGCTGTTCGGCGATGGCCCTCGCGCTCATTTTTTCGGCCATGGCCCAGATGCGTTCCATTTCGTCGAGCAGGGCCGGCTCAACTGTCAGCCGGCCTGTATTGCGATCATAAACATACGGCTTCGGCGGGACTCCGCCGAGCCACTTGCCAGCGGCGAATGCCTGGTCCCGGCCCTCTTTCATCCGTTTTGATAGCACCTTCATTTCGACAGACGAGAAGCCGCCCTCCATCAGCAGCAGCATCCAGTCGCTGTGTTCTGCTGGGTCGAGGATCCGCGACAGGGTGGCCAGCTTCACCCCGTTATCGGCGCACAAGGTCAGCCAGGCGACATAGTCCTGCATGGTGTCGTCTCGCGACAGCCTGGACAGTTCAATGACCAGGATGACATCAACCACGCCTGCGCGGATATCCGCCTCGAGGCGGGCACGCTCCGGAAGATGCTCGACCTTTCCCCTGGCAGCGCTGGCGTGGCCGTCGTCATAGATCGTTGCCGACCAACCACGCGCAGCCGCATATGCCGGCAGCTGCTCACGCTGAACGGTCAGCCGGTGAGCAGCCTTGTCAGCATCTTCGCGGGACTTGCGAATGTAGATGGCGGCGTTCATGTTCGATGGATTTTATCGACCATTTTCATTCCGACGGGACTGCTTGTTTTGATCATAGTCCCGCCGCACTGTGGGCAGCCTTTAGTTCTGGATAAATGTCGCCACATTGAATAAGAAATAGGTATGATCAGCGAAACAAGAAAAAACCAGCAGAAGGCGAGCCCAAAAATCCACAATGCTGCCTCGGAAAGAATATTTCCCTTCGTTATAAGTTTCGGTTTTCCGAGGTGGCCGCACTGGCTACAGATAAGACCCGTTTTCAGTTTTCGCTCATGCTCTTCTGCGCGAAGGTTTTCCATTATTATTTCGTGCTCTTTTTTCGCTTCTTCGCGGCGCCTTGCCTTCTCTTCTTTTTGCTGTTGTTGATCAGCAATTCGTTTTCGTTCTGCTGCGATATCGAGGCCCATATTATCAACTCCGATGCTGCTCCGTAGCCGGAATAAATGCCAAAACGATGGTTATAATCCAAGAAAATATAAGAGTAAGCAACATCATCAACGCAACGCTTTTTCCTCTTGATTGTGCCAATCTATAATTGATAACAAATGGTAAAATAAAAAACGCTATTGCGACAAAAAAGGTGAAAACAACAACAAGTTCAGGTCCTCCTAATCCGAACATCTCATTCCTCCTTCGATGATATAAAATTTTTCGTGTCCTTCCATCATGGTCTTGCGTTCACGTTCACGGAAGGATATGTTCATTTGCCCGTTTCTACGCCCCATTACCACCCGAAGTTTCTCTTTTTTTGCTTTTCGGTAAGATTCCTGCGTCAATCAGCATTTTGGTAAGAGCGTCAATTTTGTTGTGAGTTTCAATGTCGCGTTCTTCCTGGGCAATTTGCATTTGTGTGATCCGTGTCTCCAGTCCGGCCATCTCTTCCTCCCTTTTCACGCCTTGATAAAAAGCCCTGATATTCGATACCAGTGCTCCCCTGTAAACGGTCTCTGACCGTAAGATGTGACGGGTTTGTTCGACCATCGCCTCTTCGTCTATCGTTTCTTGGTCTTCAGAGGATGGTTGCTGGTTTTTTCCTTGGTCGGTTTCCGTTTTTCCTGGCTGGATGGTAGCGACCACCTTTTCATTGCCATTTCGATTGGATACCGAAAACCTCACATTGCCTTGTTGATTTTTATTTTCTGGAAAACCAAATGGGTACATATCATTTTTAATTGTTGCCATTTGTCCTTTCCCGGTCATAAGCCAATCGATATTTACGTGCGGAAATTTGGTTAAAATTATTCCGGCGTCATAAATCCTTCCGTTTCTGATCCACCCGTACAGTCTTGTGGGCGGACACCCAAGAAACCTTGCAAGCCCTTTGATTCCGCGAACGTTTGCATGGTCTGCGAGTATCTCAAGTATAATTTTAACCTGCTTTTGTTTCTTGTCTTGATTTTCCATCTTCATTGGGTTAAAAGTATATTCATGGACGCAAACAAGGATAAAATAAAAAGCATCCTAAGAGATGCAGGGGTCACCCAGACCCAAGTGGCAGAAATACTCAGAGTTTCCGTTGCTGCTGTTCATTACGTTGTTTCTGGGAAGAAAAAAAACCCAAGAATTCGTAAAGCTATCGCCTTGTTTGTCAAAAAAAATGTTTCAGATCTCTGGCCAGACAAAGAACAAAACGATTCAAGGGAGGCAGCATGACCTCCGCCAAAACAAAAATACCCGACTCCTGCAGGCGGAATTCCTCCGTCACAGGTGAAGTAGTTGGCGCTTCTGATCCTAGCAGGAGCCGGGTGTATTTCCAAGAACTTTTCCATACTCTAACCGTGGCAGATCAATCGAGGGAAGTACATGCCGAAAGATAACGCTCGAACGCAATCTTGGCGGTTTTTCCATTATGCCCGCAAGTACCTGGGGCGCGGTGTTCTTTATTCGATATTCGGACGCAGGCACGCTCGAACAGTTGATTTATGGTGCGAGGACCCGCGATTCAGCGCCAAAGACGAGAGCGCCTTCGATCCGATCCAAGGTGTTGGTGAATTGCTTACCGCCCTCGATGATCAGGGGCACGTCGGTATTGTCAGGACGTGCCTGTCGTATCTGGCTGGAGGAACATCCGTCGACCTGAATATGGATGAGGGTATAGAAGACCTCAAAAAAACAATAACGGAGGAGATTTTGGCTGATTATCGAGCTGTGGCCGAGTTGCAGGCTGCCATTGAACACGGCCATCATCCAGACCGCATCGCAACACTGAAGGCTGCGGCAATATCCGAGATCGAGAGGACATATGCGAGATACCGTAAGGATTACGGAGATGAATGAGCGGCAGCGCCATCACTGTATGTCAGTCATGTTTCCGCTGTTGGCTGAGCTTCGCAAGCGCATCGATTCAAGAAAGCCTTCAAAAACCCGCAAGGAGAAGCCATGTATCGCAGATCGCCGATAGCCATCATTCGTGATAAATGCCGTCCGTTCTGCTCGTATCTTTTCAAAACAACACTTCCCAGCGTGGCGACGGCGCTGGTGTTCGGGCTCGTCTTCTGCGTCGCACCTCTCCTTTCCATCGGAAACACGGATTCGTCAGGCTCCGCTGCGAGTGTTTCCGCGTCAGTCTACATTTCCTCCTGTGATGCCACCAAGCCAGCACAGCACGACGAACCAGGCCACGGATCTCTCGCAAGCGGAGCTGGCCTGGTTCGCTGGGAGGTGGAGCGATGAAGGGGTTTGCCTATCTCGTCTTCGGAGGAGTCGTCCTGATGATGTTGTTGTTCTGGTGCAACCGCCATGAGTTTGAGCAAAAAGCCCAGGACTTTCAAGCGTATCAGCATAAAGACCTGCTCGAGGGCATGAAATGATCGATCTGTATCTTTATAACGGTTGGGCCGACGACCAGAAGAACCAGCCGATATGTGCCGGCTGCGGCAAGATTGTCGACCATGATGATATCGATGATCACTTGCTATGCCGACAATGCCTGCTGCAGCTCAATGGCCAACAGGTAAGCTGGACGGCGAAGGATGGTGCGCAATGATCCGCGTTGAAGTGCAGGACGCCGAGGTTCGCAAACTGATTGCCAGCCTGCCGAAGACTGCAGGACGGGCCGCGGAAATCGCCATCGACAAGACGGCGAAGGAAATCCGCAACGAAATCCGCAGTGAGATGAAGCGGGTATTCAAGGGCCCGACTCCATATACCATCAACTCCCTGCAGATCACCCCGACCAGCAACCACAACATGCAGGCTACTGTCTGGTTCAAGGATCCGGAGCGGATGAGTCAGCATTATCTGGTCCCGCAGGTCGAAGGTGGTGCACGCAAGCTCAAGGGAATGGAGCGGGCCATTGCAGAAAGGTACGGAGTCAAGATGGAGTTGGTCCCTGGTGTAGGGGCAAGGATAGACAGGTATGGCAACGTCAGCCCAGGGCAGATAATGCAGATCATGTCCGTGTTGAAGATTTCGGAGAGGTGGGCTGGACATCAGTCGAACATTACAAGCCGCAGCCTCAGAAGGGGCAAGGAGCGCGACTATGTCCTGATCCCAAGGAAGCGTGGCAAGCTGCTGCCAGGCGTCTATCAGCGGGTAGCCAGAGGGTCGTCGAGTATCCGTGGCCGATACTCATCGATCGACAACAAAAAGAAGGGAAGGGCAGGTGGGGCCTATGCATGGCAGGTTGGCCGGCGCAAGCTGATCACCAGGGCCAGGGGGTTGAAACCGATCATGCTGCGAGGCAAGACGGGAGACCCAGTGCGGCCACTGCTCGACTTTTATGGCATTGCCGACCAGGTATACAGTCGCAGGTTCAGGGAGTTGTTCTATGCAAAACTTGCTCAGTTCCTGCGATAGTGCCCATCATCATTGGTCTGTCGTTGCAGGACAGGACCATCGACGCAAGTCGTCACCAACCGAACGCCAGGGTGCGGGTTGCACACCCTGTATGGTCGCTCCCTTGACCCTCAAGAGTAATGGTCTCGCCATAGAAAATGATCATGGGCGGTCTATGGGTCCTCCCTGGAGTCGTCCGATTCTCGGGCATTTCGCGCCCCGACCGTCTCGCATGGACAAAATTTCAAATGGTTGGGATTTTGGGATTTATTTCCTTGTTGCAGGGGTTGGTGCATGACCGATCAGGCGAAAATCGAGCAGATGCGCCAGCGCATCGATGAAGCGCGCCTGATCGAGGAGAAGATCCTCGGCATCGAGAAGGAATACGAGCAGGACGACCAAGCTGGCGTCTCTCCGAAGTTCGTCGCCGAGTGTTTCCGGCTCAACGAGCGAGGCGACGGCCTGTTGTTCGCAAAAATATTCCGGAACCGGTTCGTCTTCGTCAAGAAGGTGAACATGTGGCTGTATTGGGTCGGCAACCACTGGAAGTACGACGAGGAAGACCGTGTCATCGATGCCGTCGACACGGTCGCTCAGTACTTCGAGGAGCACGCTGACCGTATTCGCCAGATGAAGCACGACCTCCAGCAGGACAAGGACCACGCCAACGTCAAGGTCCTCGCCCAGGTACTCAAGAACTACAACGCCCGCATCAAGCGGCTGCGCACCCTGAAGGGGGCGAAGATCTGCGCCGAGTATTCCCACCGGATCGGCGATGCATCGCTGAAGATTTTTCCAGAAGATCTCGACAAGAAGCCGACGCTTATGGCCTTCCGCAATTGCGTCGTCGACATGATGATGGGCGAGACGGTGCCGAGCAACCCGGAGGACTACATCGTCAACGCCGTCGACCACGAATGGCAGGGAATAAACTGCCCGTGCCAGCGCTGGGACGCTTTCTTCTCGGAGATCCACCAGGGCGACCCGGAGCTGATCAACTTCGTCCACCGGCTGCTCGGCTATTCGGCAACCGGCCTGCGCACCGAACACTTCATCGCCTGCTTCATCGGCATCGGCCGCAACGGCAAGGGAACGATGTTCGACACCCTCCGGGCCCTGCTCGGCGACCTCGCCTGGAACATCGACCCCGGGATGCTGCTCGAGCAGAAGAACCAGCGCAAGTCGGCAGGCCCGTCACCAGACCTGTACAGCCTGATCGGCCGGCGCATGGTCATCGCTTCGGAGACAGACGAGGGCGCGCGGATATCCATCTCAGAGACCAAGCGCCTCACCGGCGGCGACTGGATCAAGACACGCGCTCCGCACGACCGGTCCGAGATCAACTTCCGGCCGACCCACAAGTTGCTGTTTCACACCAACCAACCGCCGCATGGCCTCGCCAAAGACTACGCGATGCGCAAGCGGCTGCTCTACATCGAATACCTTCTTTCCTTCGTCGACAACCCGACTGACCAGAACGAACGCCTGAAGGATCCACACCTGGCCGAGACGCTCGAGGCAGAGGCTTCCGGGATCCTCGCCTGGCTGGTTCGTGGCGCCATGGCGTGGCGGGCCGAAGGAGGGCTCAATCCACCGGACAAGATCCGCGCGGCCGTCGACGAGCGCAGCAAGGCCGACAACTCTTTCTTCGCATTTTACGAAGAGGCGATCGACCGTGGAGATTCCGACCTGTCGATCGATTTCTCGGCGATCTATACGAAGTACATCGAGTGGTACAAGGAGAACCACAGCGAGGACACCCGCTATGCCATCTCGAAGATCAAGGCCTCGAAGTTCCTCGCCGATAACCACTTCCGAACGGAGAAAGTCGGCGGCAAGGCCAAGGTCTACGGCATAAAGTTCAAGCTCACGTGGGAAGGATAAGCAATGCAACAAGCTGAAAACAGGATGATCTTTTGCGATCTGGAAAGGCGCTTTATAAGGGGCGCGGGCAGGATCATTTCAAAGGCAAAAATGATCCTGAAAAGAGCATCCTGTCTGCATGTAATTGTAATCAATAAAGAAAAAGCCGTATCAGGATCATTTGATCATTTTCCCGCACGCGCACACGGAAAAAATCACTCTCCAGCCATACTACGCAGGGGAGAACTATAGAGTTTTTCCGCGCGCGTATTTTGCATATATGAGTAAATGATCCTGATATAGATATATATGTAATAATAATAAATAGTTGTTAGCAGGATGATCAATTCAGGATCATTTTTTACAGAATAAATGATCCTGCACTAGGAGAAAAGACATGGGTCTGCTGAACATCATTCTTGGTCAGTATAAGAAGGTCGGCGGCAAGAACGGCGGCGAGTATGCCGGCGCTTGCCCGTGGTGCGGAGACGGTGGAAAGGGGAATGGCAGCGACCGTTTCCACATCTGGCCTGAGCAGGGACGCGGCGGGACCTACTGGTGCCGACAGTGCGGCAAGGCAGGCGACGCAATCAGATACCTGATGGACCATGAAGGCCAGTCGTTCAAGGATGCCTGCGCCAGTCTCGATCTCGATCCTGCTGCCATCCTGCCGAAGTCCGGCAATGTTCCGGCAGGATGGCAGCCAAGGGCGGCGGTAAGCCCGGCGGATATCTGGCAGGAGCACGCCAGAAAGTTTGTCGACTACTGCCATGACCGGCTGCTTGAGCGGCCGGTCGAGCTGGCCTGGTTGGCTGAGCGCGGGATAGAGCCAGAGATGATAGAGAAATACCAGCTCGGCTACAACCCGGCGCACGCATGGCGCGAGGGAGAGTCGTGGGGATTGCAGATGGAGCGCAAGCCGGACGGCCGCCTGAAGAAGCTCTGGCTGCCGCGCGGCATCGTCATCCCGATGATTGAGGAGGACGGCCGCGTGCATCGTTTGCGGATTCGTCAACCTGACCAGTCGCCGCGTTACTTGGTCGTTCCTGGCTCTGGCCGTGAGCCGCTGCTGAGCCGCGAAGCTGAGGCCATCTTTGTTGTCGAGTCGGAGCTTGACGCGATCCTGCTTGACGGTGTTGCCGGCGATCTGATCGGTGTCGTGGCCATGGGCAATGACACAGCCAAGCCGACAGCGCGGCTGTATCCGGTCATGCAGCAGGCGCTCTACATCGGCGTGGCCCTCGACAGCGATAAGCCGAAATACAACCCGGACAAGGATGGCATGGAGATACCAGGCGCGAAGGCCTCCATCTGGTGGCTGCAGCAGTTCCCGCGGGCCATCAGGGTTCCGGTCATCGGCGGAAAGGATCCAGGAGATGCCTACAAGGATGGCGTCGACCTGCGCACCTGGGTGCTGGCGGCGTTGCCTCCATACTTCCAGGTGAAGGCGGATCTCGATGCAGAGAAGGCGATGCATAGGGCCCGGCTGCAGGCGGAACGGGCGATGGAAAAGGCCCTCGCCGATGAGGCTGTGCGCATGGCAGTTGAGCAGATCGAAATGAAAAGCCCAGCCGTGGACGAAGAGGATATCGTCAAATCGGCTCCAGTTGCTGCCGCCCATGTTGCTGATAAGGGTAACGGGGAAAGAAATTCAGGAGGGGCAGAGCAGCCTGCCGTTCCTCCTGAAGATGGTGCCGCGCAGCAGTCGTCGGCGACGCTGATCACCCTGGTCAGCGGCGAGTCGTTCTATGTGACTGCGGACGAGGCGGAGTGGCGGCGGCTGGCAGACGCTGGAGAGATCGTCTTTTCCAGAAACGAGCTGGCCAGGTTGCAAAAGGCGACGGAGACGATGAGCGATGAAGAGAGGCTCGCTGCGGCGCTGCAGGCTATCGAGATCAAGAAGATTTTTCCGTCGGCGTGGATCCGGCGGGGGGAAACTCTCACCGTGGAGGGATGAGATGGAATTTAGAAAAACAGCGGTTCTGGTTGTTCTGTCAGTTGTTGTCCTTGTAGCTCTGCAGTTCTGCCTCTATAAGGCTGGGCTGGTCGGTAGAGATTTCCTTACCATTCACGTTGAGATAGGCGCGACCACCAGCTCTACGGCAGCGGCCGACAAGCCATCCGACGACAAATGTGACGGTGGAGAGCGTTAAGTCTATGTCGATGTTGAAATTGATATTGACTGGGATGTTTGGGAGAGACCTCGCGCCAATGCCGTTCTGGATAATCGGGGTGACGGAAATCCCTGGTGCCGGGTTGTCGCGGAGCGCTCTTGCTACAGCCGGATTGTCGGTTGACGCCGAGAACGAAATGACCATGCCTGCCTCCTTGGTTGAGTGGGACTGCGTAGGGGTATGCAGCACCATACAGGTGGCAGGCATGGTTTTTCAACGGAAAAGCGTCGGGATAAAAAATCTCTTGCAGTCCGTCTGGTGGTTGGGCTATGATTTCCTTGTCACGGCAAAATCCGTGACCGGGTTTGACAGCCCGAACAGTAGGCGGACACACCGCCAGTTATTTTCAGGCGGTTTTTTTGTGTCCGGTGCATGGCGCTGCTCCTTAGGGCGGGCCGTGCGGGGAGCCTTACGGCTCGCCGGTGCCTACTGCCGGTCTGTCAACCCGCATGGTTCCGTCCTTTTTGCGTTTGACAGCGCGAGGACGGGAAAATTTCCAACCTCAGTAGGAGCAGCGCTATGAAAACCGCAGCCAGTAGTCCGTCAGTCGTTCCATTCTGTTTTAACGACCATCTTTTCCGCGCCATTACTATCGGCAATGATCCTTGGTTTGTCGTCAGGGATGTTTGTAATGCCCTGGGGCTGTCGAACCTTGGGGAAGCAGTTAGGGGGCTGAGAGACGATGAGCTGACATCAGAATTTCTGATGTCAGGTGGGCAGAAGAGGGAAATGAAGCTCGTTTCCGAATCTGGACTTTACCGCCTCATTTTCAGGTCCAATAAGCAGGAGGCCGAGGCGTTTCGCCAGTGGGTGTTCTGTGAAGTCCTCCCCTCCATCCGAAAGACCGGTTCCTACCAAACACCGGCCGGCGACCGCCGCGTCTTCGTCAACCACGCACACAGCAAGTCAACAACCGCGCCGAACGGCCTCGATATCCGTTACACGCTCGACCTTGGCAAAATCGTCGCCAATCCGACCAGGCGCGGCGTCGAACTGCTGGAGCGGCTGACCGGAATCCAGCTGTCCGACATCCCGATCAGTGAGGAAGAGGGCGAGCGGGCCGTCGAGGTCGTCAAAGGGTTTCTTGCCGATCGCTGCCGGTTCAGTCCCGGTGCGCATGTTTTATTTGCCACCGTCTATGCCGCCTATCGCCAGCACTGCGGCGATATCGGCGAGGTCCTGCCTGGTCAGGTGGTGAGCCGCAAACGGCTGTCAATCCTGATGAGCGCAGCCGGCTATTCGTCGCAGAAGATCGGCGGCGTTGTGCGGATGATCGACACGGCCCTGGTTGACGGCGGGGAGGTGCGGTCATGATCACTTCAGCGGAAGAGAAGGCGTTGCGCGATTATGCCGGCAGCGAGGTTGCAACCGGAATGCTTGCAGAGCTGGCGAGGGTGAAGGCGGACCATGAGAAGGTCGTCGAGGTGCGGAACAGATTCATCAACGGAGCTGCCAGCCGCGAACAGGTTTTCCTGGCGCTCAATTCTGCCGCGACCAACTTGCTGATATTCAGGGAGCTGCGGGAAAAGCACATCAGGATGCTGCTGGCGTTGAAGCGGTCGGACGACATGATCGGGAAGAAAAGACAAGGGAGCGCACTTTTGCCGGATGAAGCAGCAGGATGCCGGAAGGCGACCGTCATTGCGTTTCCGGCAGGCGCGCGCACTCGGGACGGGGTTGCTGCCGTCAGCGGATGACGGCTGATTTTTGACGATAACGACAGATAATGGCAAGGACGGACATGGACCAGGAAAACGAAATAATTGAGCAGCAGGTTGCCAAAGGCGACGACGAGGAGCTGCTTTCCTTCCGGTCGCAGGAGTCCGTCCTTGAATATCTGAAGAATGCCGGATGGAAGGTCAGCAAGAGCAACCTGAACAGGCACTGCAAGGAAAAGCTGCTGCGGCCGTCAGAGGATGGCACCTACAGCCAGCGAGCCGTCGACCGCTATGCCAAGACATGGCTGAAGCTGGCGGCGACTGGCCAGAAGGTGAACGAGCGGCTTGACCGGTTGCAGGAAGAGCGGCTGGAAAAGGAACTGAAGGCGGCCAACCTCAAGCTCGACCGTGAGCAGTTTGAGCTGGACGTCCGGCGCGGCCGGTTCATTCCCCGCGATGATGTCGAGCTGATGCAGGTCGGCAGGGCCGTGGCCTTCATGGCCCACCTGAACCACATGGTCCAGTCCAGCGTACCGGACTGGATCGATCTGGTCGGCGGCGACCAAGGCCGCGCACCGGAACTGATCGCCGCGATCAGCGAGGCCATCGAGCAGCGGATGGGCGACTTTGCTGCAGACGTGGAGTTTGACGTGATCCTGGAGGCGAATGCGTGATGGGAAGATGGATGCCAATATACAGCAGCACCCCGATCAACTGCGCCGGATGTGGTCGGCAGATGTGGGAAGGAACTGGCGAGCATATCGGAGATGACAAGGAGCTTTGTTCCTGCTGTGATTCGAAAGCAAAAAAGGAGAGTGAGATGGGATGCGTAAATACGATCGATCATGAGCGGTTCCCGAAGCAGGGAGACTTCTGGGGGAAGCGTGTTCTGGTGTGCTTTAACTACGATGTTAGTCAGTCACGTCTTGGAACCGTTGTGCGCTGTGACGCGGAAGAGCCAGGCAAAATGATTATCAAACTGGATGATGGCCGTCACCTGCTTTCAACTGAATGCCAATACAAAATAATCGATTGAAGAGGAAGCGAAATGATTACGCAGGAAATTACCTGGCACGAAATCAAGCAGGGCGAGCCATACGACAAGCCGGACGCCGACGAAGAGGTCATGGTCTACGACACCATCCTCGACGACACCGTTTTCGGCTCGATCGATCTCGACAGCGATGGCAACGAGATGTGGGTTGAGGTCCTGACCCGCGAGCCGCTGGTTGCCGCTGCGTGGTGGTCGAAGAAACCGTATCCGGAGGGGTGACATGTGCGGGCGTTTTTTCGGAGGAATAAAGGCGGATAGGACAGAATTATACGCATTGAGTCTTATCAGCAAACTCAACAGTTTCGACAAAGAGAAAGGAGCAAAAATGATGAACCTTAAAAAGCATCTCGATCTACTCGGCATGAAGGTTAAAGATCGAATCACCGGCTTTAATGGCGTTGTGGCAACAGTCGGTTTCGACCTGTATGGATGCGTACAGGCCATAGTGAATCCAGGCCTTGATGAAAAAGGAGATATCCGCGAATCACGGTGGTTTGACGTCAACCGGCTAATCGTAACCGATACGGAGCCTGTAATGGATCGCCCAAACTTCGAGTGGACTCCGCAGTCGATATCCGAGGCAGGGAAAGGTCCTGCAGAACGACCAGCATTCTATAAGGCTTAATTGCCATGCCCTCGCCCTGCGTCGATATCACCCAGAGCCGCACCGTCCGTCTGCGCACAGCCCCCCGGTGGCTGCCGGAGCGGTTCCAGGTGCGTTCGGCCAGGGTGAGGGTGTCATTCCGTCCTTGTGCCGGGGAGCGGCGGTTTCTTCGCCGTCGCAAGGTGGTGCCGCCGTCTGCATGGGCCCCGAAGAACCGGGTCGTCACCTATGGGCCGTTGAAGGGTTCGCGCTGGGACAACTCGTTCATGCCCCATATGCGCGGCATCATGGACGCCAGCTTCTTCCCGTCGGTGCAGTACATCGGCAACATTAAGGCGCCGCAGACCGGCAGCTCGGCAGGTGTCGAGACCTGCGTCGGCTATATCGCCGACGTGAGGCCTGGCGACGCGCTGATCGTCTATCCTGACCGCGAAACCAGTTCAAAACGCTCGACCGATTACCTGCAGCCGATGTTCAAAAATTCGCCACGCCTGCGCCAGCTGCTGACCGGCAGTGTCGACGACATGGCCGCGCTGCGGATGAAGCTGACGGCGATGCTGCTGTATATGGGCTGGGCCGGTTCCGTCACCTCGCTGGGAAACGTCACCGCCAAGTACCTGGTTGGCGACGAAATCGACAAGTGGCCGGTGCAGCCGAGCAAAAAAGAGCCGAACAGCCTCAAGCTGTTCTTCGAGCGCTTCCGAGCGTTCAAGGGATTCGGCGGCAAGTGCTGGTTGACGTCGACGCCGAGCCTCGAGTCCGGCCCGATCACCAGGTACATGAAGGATGCGCAGGTCGTCTTCGAGTACCGCGTTCCTTGCCCGGATTGCGCGACAGTGCAGCTGCTCGACTTCGGCCAGATCAAAACGGACGGCGACGTGCAGGATCCGAAACTGGTCGAGGAGGGCAACCTCGCCTATTACGTCTGCCCGCATTGCGGCAGCAAGTGGAATGACCGCAAGCGGATATCGTCCCTGCAGCACGGCAGATGGTATGCCAGAAACGATGGCCGCGAGATGTGGCAATATCTGCGCGATGTTCATCCCCGCAAGATCTGCTTCCACTCGCCGGCAATCCTGTCGCCGCTGGTCAGCCATTCCGAGATGGAGGCTGCCAGGCTGCTCAGCCTCAGATCGGCAGAGGGCCTGCACTATTACGACACCCAGATCAGGGCCGTCGCTTACAAGCCGTCACGCCAGACCAGGAAGGAAGACGCCATCTATGCGCTGGCCGACGACCGTCCGGACAGGCTGGTCCCAGGAATGGGGCAGGTGGCCGCGCTGGTTGCCGCGGCGGATGTCCAGGCGGACGGATTTTATTTTCAGATCACCGCCTGCGGCTGGGGTCTGTCGCCGAACCGCTGGCAGGTGCGTTTCGGGTTCTACCGCACCTTTGACGAGCTGGCCCAGGCCATCTTCATCGACACCTACCAGGACGCCGACGGACTGTATTACCCGGTCCATTTGCTGGTGATCGACAGCGGCTACCGGACGACCGAGGTCTACGACTTCACCCGCATGTACCCTGGCCGCAGCCAGGCGTACAAGGGCGGCGTCGGCCGCAAGGCCAATCCCCAGACCTGGACAACTATTGACCGCTACCCGGGGACCAAGGCGCAGATACCCGGCGGCGTCCGCCTGCTCACTGTCGACACCCATCACTATAAAGACCAGCTCGCCGGCATCATCAAGGTGAAGCCTGACGATCCAGGTGCGTGGCGGTTTCTGTCCTCGGTCAACGACCAGGACGCGCACGGCCGCGATTTTGCCGCCCAGATGTGCGCCGAGTACGTCAATCAGCAGAACCTCTGGGAGTGCCCGGAAAACAAGCCAAATCACTACTGGGACACCAGTTGTATGTGCCTCGTCGCGGAAGATGTTTTGCAGATTAAATACTGGCAGAAGGGATGAGATGAGAAAAAGCGCAATGATGGCCAAGGTAGTCGCGGCACGTGATGAGGCGGCAGCAGGCGTCGACTATTCGCCGCGGGCAGGTGCGGCCTGTCCGCTGTGCGGGACGAAGGCCAGGATCTACAGCACCATGCCGTGGGAGGACAACACCAGGATCCGCTATCACCGCTGCGAAAACGGCAGCTGCCCGATGTCGTCGCTCAGGGTGTCGATCAAATCGATCGAAGTCGATCCGGTGGGAGCGTGAATATGGATGGGGAAAAGAAACTGCGCAGGCCTTCGGTGCAGATCATGGGACGGAGAGATCCTGAGACCTGCGGCGTGTGGTCGAACACGACGATCTGCCCGGTGACAATGAACCTGCCGACCAGGATGCTCGAGTCGGCTTTCAAGCGAATATGTCTGAGGCTTCGTCGTCCGGACAGGCCGGTCTGCATCAAGTGCAACGGAAAGAAAATGCCAGATGGGTTGGAGTTCATCGACCTAGAAAACAAGGAAAAAAAGGAGACAGATATGGGACAGGAATCAACTCCGGGAATTTGCGATTTGTGTGGAGAAGCGAAAAACCTGAAAACAACTCGCGGGAAGAAGTGCTGCCCGACTTGTGAGTTTATCTGGCGTGCTGCCAATAACACCCGGCCAGAGTGGTCGATGCCGTTCGCATTGCACAGGGTGAAGATTATATCAGGCAATTCGCTCCTAAGACAATCGAGAAAAAATGCGACTGCGGATCGGTGCGCGAGGACCTGATCAATGCCCAGCGCAGGTTGCACGCTGCCGAGCAGGTGATCGAGAACGTGAGGATTATTCTCGGGGTCGAGGATAAGGATGAGTCTGTGCTTGATGGGGCCAGTCGTCACCAGCGCAGGCTGCAGAAGGCAGTTGCCATTTGGGAGGAAACGTGCGTTGCCCTTGACGTCGATCAATCAAAAATTGACGATCTTCCGGCTGTTGCAGATAAAATAATGAAAGAGTTGAAGATGATGCGTGATTTTTACAATGATTTTCCGCAGCGAACATCCAGCGATTCCAGCCGTGAAGGAGTCCTGCTCGACCTGGCGCTTGATGCGCTGTCCGGCAAGATATCCGGAATCGATGCCGAGCGGATCGCCGCGTTGAGGTAATCATGGACATCTTAGAAAAAGCCAGGCACTCACGGGTAAAATACCCGAAAATTCTGACGGTGACCTGCGTTACCTGTGGCGACACGACAGAGGTATTGCTCAAGTGCGTGACCGAGTACCGCCGCCGCTTCTATTGCTCCGAGGTGTGTGAGCAGAAATATCTGTCCAAGGCCAGGAGCAACGCCCTTGCCTCCCGTCACGGGAGGGTCAAAACTGACTACAAGCCGCTGCAATCACGCATCCTGGCTGAACGGCCTGCGGCCTGTTCGTCTCCGAAGAAGCGTTGGCAGGGTTCGGCTGCGGCGGAGAAGGCAGCGCGAGAAGAAGCGCGGAGGCAGCGCGATCTTGAATACTGGTCGGCACTGCGGCGGGCAAAGGGAATCGGACTGTCTGCCGCTGAATAAACGCCTGGGAGAAGAAATGCAAAGCGAAAACAAAGATGGAAGCGTGAAGAAGGTTCTGCATCTTACGCTCAAGAAAAAATGGTTCGGGATGATCGCCTCTGGGCTAAAGGGGTATGAATTCCGCGAGGACAAGCCGCATTGGCGGTCGAGGCTGGTCAATCTGGACGGATCGCTCCGCGACTTCGACGAGATCCATTTCCGGCTTGGGTATGGCGAATCTGTTCCTTTCATGCGTGTCGAGTTCATGACGATTCACCGGCTGTGCAGGGAGAAGGCAGAGCGATTCGCCGTGCATGGCGAGGATGTCAAGGCCGGCCAGTTCGTTATCTGCCTTGGCAAGGTCATCGAGGTGCAGAGGTGGAATGGAGCTGCAGCGGCAGGAGACATCGAGTACAAGGTTGCCGGCGAATGGAAGGCCGGCGAGTTTTCGAACATGCGCAGCGGCCGTGACCGGAGATGCGGGCAGGATCGAAGAAAAAACGGCGACCGTCGAGGTGTTGCCGACCGCCGGGCGAGTTGACCGGTTTGAAACCAATACCAACCACTGGCTGAAGCCTGGAAAGGAGCGATAAAATGCTGAGT